GGCATCAGCCCGCAATTCGTGTGCGACGTGCTGCAAGGCCGCCGCGCGCCGACTGACAGGCTGGCCCGCGCGCTCGGCTACCGGCGGGTGGTGTCTTTCGAGAGGATTGAGTGATGGACAACGGCATGGGGCGCCGCGCCCTCAACTGCGTGCGGCTCGTGAGCGACACGACGCCTCTCACGTTGCTGACCGCCAGCCGCGACAACGGGGTAGCTGCGGCCATCGTCGTCGAAATGGAATGGTTCGACCCTAAGACGGGCAATCGCGCCGGCATCACTGCAGCGTCGTTCTTCTGGGATGACATGGTGCGGTTCGCCGAGGCGCTTCTCGTGATCGTCTCCGATGCGAAGGAAGACGATCAGAAGCGGGCTGAGGAACGGGCGCGCGAAGAAGCCGAGGGAGGCGAGTGATGACTGACGCGAACGCTGACACCGACCGCCTGACCTGCCGCGATCCAGACCTTGACCTTGACGCGCTGGAACGAGCGCACGCGCGCGTCCTAAGCATGTATCGCGCGTGCATGATCGGCGGCGCTGTGAGCGTCGCAGAGGAATGGCAGGCGCTGCTGGTGGCCTCGGGTTACGGGTGGCCATCACGGCCCAAGCCCCCCCGCCCCGCCGACGCAGGAGGCCCCGCGCGATGAGTGACCCGGTCCGCGCGGCGCTTGAGGCGGCCGAGGACGCGGCGCACATCGCGGGATGCCCGCCCGGCTCATGCGCTCATGTCGCTGCTGCGACCATCGCCGCGTTCCTGCGCGCGCTGCCTGACCAATACAGTCGAGGTGGCGCTTCGTTCTGGGACGCCATCCCGGCCGTCGAGGAAACGCGGCTGTGGCTCGCCGCCGCCGTCGAGCGCGCGTCTCAGGAGCCGCCCCATGCCTGACCCCTGGCCCGCGTGGCTGCCGATCGAGACGGCGCCGAGGGATGGGACCGCTATTCTCGGATGGGCAGATGGATCATTCGCTGTCGTCCACTGGGTGGATTGGGGACGCGGCGACGGGGACTGGCAACTCACGGAGACCGGCTCATTCGCGGATGATGGCCCGTGGTGGCCCACCCACTGGCAGCCCCTCCCCTCGCCGCCGGAGCCGGGCGATGGCTGAGCCGCACCGCATCCAGCGCAGCCGGGCGAAGGGCTGGCGCATGCCCGCCGGCGCCATCTATGTCGGCCGCCCGAGCCGTTGGGGCAACCCGTGGAAGGCCGAGGTCGTGGACGGCGTCGGCTGGTGCTGCACCGACACGCGCAGCGGCCTGATCGTCCAGGCCCGCGACGCCGCCGATGCCCACGACCTGGCCGTCTCGCACTACCGTGTCTGGATCCGACAGAACGACGCCGAAGGCTTTGCCGCCTCAGCCCGCGCCGAGCTGCGTGGCAAGACGCTGTGCTGCTGGTGCCCGCCCCACCTGGCCTGCCACGCCGATGTGCTGCTCGAGATCGCCAATGGCTGACCGGGCCCCGCGCGGCAGCATCCGGCACGAGCACTACTTCGACGCCGCGGAGGGCCTGGAATGGTCCTCGCTGCACGCTGAGGCGGAACGCCTGGACCGGGAGCGCCAGGCCGTCACAGCGCGCATCAACGTGCTGCGCCAGCGCGCCTGCCAGCGCGCCTGCCAGCGGGCGCTTGCGGCGCGGCGGCGCCAGGCGGCTGCTGATGCCTGACGGCGGCCGCCTCCCCCGCTTGCTCGGCGCAGCGCCGAGGAGGTCCATCTCCTGACCGGCGCCCGAAACACAAAAAGAGCCGGCCAGGGTTTCCCCCGGCCGGCTCTGCAATGGGCGGCGCACTATCTGTCGGCTGCCGGAGGCGGGTGCTTCGCGTGGAACGTCGCCAGCCTATCCAGCCACACCGCGACCGCCTCGGGGATAGCATAGGACCCAGCCGACCATCGCCGCACCTGCCGCTCGTCGGCGCCGAGCGCATCGGCCAATCCCCGCTGCGACCAGCGCAGCAGCGCGAGGCATTCGCGGAGACGGTCGGGGGTCATTCCTCGGCACCGCCGGTCAGCACCACACCCTCGTAGCGGCAAAGTTGCTCGACGGCGGCGATCGTCTCGGGGTCCTGGCCGTCGAACACCACCGGCACCGCTTCGGACCCGTCAATGTCGGTGCGATAGACGATGTAGCCGTCGCGGCCGCTGCGCAGGTCGGACCGGGTGCCCCCCTCGTAGGAGCGGCCGTGCTGGCCGATGCTCTCATCCAGCGCGCGGGCGGCATCGATGGTCGTGGCGCAGGAGATCGCGGCGCCATTGATGTCGGCGGTGTCGCCGAAAATGTAGCCGGTGTGGATGTCGATCAGGATGTAGCGGGCCATCGGGGTAATCCCTCGTTTCGGCGGGGTCCATTCCCTCGCCATGTCCGTATAATGCGGACAATTCCGGGTGACGTCAACGGACATTTTTCAGACCTCCGTCGCCACCCCCACCCCACCCCCGCCCCTACCGGCACACCGCCCGATTGAACGCGCGGTCCGCCGCCAGCCGGTCCATCATCCCCGGCAGCACCGCCCCCGCCGGCAGTCCCGCCAGTTCCTCCGCCGCGCGCTGCTGCACCTCCGGCGGGAACTCCGTCACCCGCGGACAGGGCCGGTCAGAAACGCCCGTCGCGCAGCCGGCGACCAGCGCCGTCGCGCTCAGCATCAGCAGCCGCCGCATCCCCTGCCCTCCTTGCCGCCTGTTCCGCCTCGGCCGCCCGCGCGCGGGCCGATTCCAGCCCGCCACGGCGCCCCCGCACCCAGGCGGCACCAATCGCCGCCAGCACCGCCCCGGCCGCCGCCAGCACCGCCCAGGCGCGGGCACCGAGGCCCGACAGGAACGTCACGCCGCCCTCTGCCGCCGCAGCAGCCACACGGCCGCCAGCGCCACCGCCCCGGCCACGATCGCGATGCCCACCGCCCAGTGCACGCCCGACAGGCTCGACACCGCCGGCGCCGCGGTCGCCGCCGCACCGGCCACGCCGGCCAGGATCCCAGCATCCGACGCCGGCGGCGGCGCCGTGGGTGGCGAGGCGACCGATTCCGCCGCGCTGGACACGAACGTCCCGCGCGCCCACAGCCCGGCCTCGGCGGCGCGGCGGTTCACCAGGCCGGTCACCACCTCCAATTGCCCGGTCGTGCGATTCCGCTGCTTGTTCCACTTCGCCAGCTCGGCCGGCACCGCGTCATACTCGCCGGCATTCAGGCGGCGAATCAGGGATGAGGATCTCGCCGCCCCCTCCCCGACATTGAACAGCCAGGACAGCAGCGCGCCGAACTGATTGTCGGTAATCGGCACCTCGACCATCGCATCCAGCGCCGCGATGCGCGGCGCGCAGTCGGCCTGGAACAGCCGGTCGGCCTCGGCCTGGGTGATCCGCATGCCGGGCTGCACCGTCTCGGTGTGGCCGTAGCCGATGGTCAGCGTGCCGTGCACCGCCATGCCGGGGCGGATGAAGGCGCGCGGCCGCGAGCCGTCCTTGTCGTCATAGGCATAGAGGACGCAGCCCTCCCACTGGCGCAGGTGGGCGAGCGCCTCGGCCGAAAGCCGGCGGGTCATGATGTCTCTCCGATGATGTGGGATGCCGGCGCGGGCCGGCGGTCAGGCTATGGCCGCGGCGGAAACAGTCTCTGCAACAGCAGATCAAGCCCGCGCTGTCCCGCCCACGCGAGCATCACGGTAATCGTCACCCGCCATTCCTCGCTTTCGGCGCCGATCAATCCCGCGACGTGCCAGCCCAGCAATGCAAAGGCGTACACCAGCGGCAGTTCGTAGAGCGCGATGCCGATCACCTTCGCCAGCGTTGGCGCTTCGGCCCGCGTCGCATTCAGCAATAACAGCGCCCGCCCCGCACCGGCCGCGGCCAGCGCCTTGCCCATCACCCATAGATCGGGGCTCGGATTGTCCATACGCGGTGCCCCCATCTCGCCCTCCGCTGCTACTCGCTCGCGCACGCGCGCGCGCGCGAATTGATCGTGAAATCGTTCGCCTCAGCCGTTCAGCACCAGCATCCGCCGCCGGGTGAACGGCCCGTTGCTGCCGACGATCGCCAGCGCCGCCAGCCCATCCCCATCCAGCGTCACCGCCAGGTCGCCGAGCAGATCGACCGTGACGGTCGCGGCCACCACGTCGTCTTCCAGCAGGATCGGCGTGTCGCCCAGCACGCCTACCGTACCGTCGCCGGGATACCCCGTGGCAGCGACGGCATCGTCGGCCAGCGTGGCCTCAAGCCCGCCGGATAGCGGCACCGACGCGGTCGCGGCGGCGGTGTCATCGGCCAGCGTCGCTGCCAGATTGCCGATGACCGCCACGGATGCCGTGGCGGCGACGCCGTCGCCGGCCAGCGTGGCGGCCAGGTTTCCGATGATCGGCACGCTCGCGGTGGCGGCGACCGTGTCGTCATCCAGCGTGGCGGCCAGGTCGCCGGACACCGGCACGCCCTCGGCCAGACTGACCAGCACCTCGGCCGCCAGGTAGCTGACGCGGACGGACGGGTCCGTGGCGCTGGCCAGCGCCTCCGCCGCGACATACGAGACTCGCGTCGAGCCGGACATGTCAGGTCACGACCTCCACGCCGGCCTCAAGCGCATTGACCCCGCTGGCGGTCCAGGCCGCTGCGGTGTTGGGGTCCTGTTCCCACAGCGCCCAGCGCACCGCCTCGGTATTCAGCGTCGGCGAGACCGTGCTGTCGTTGCTGGTGGTCGATCCGCTCTTGATGAAGCCGCGGATCGTGCGCGCGCCGGCATCCACCTTCTGGTAGCCGAAGTTCAGCGCGACCCCATGCACGCTGGTCGGCGTATAGGTCAGATCGACCAGCCCGTAGCGATCGACATGCCCGGCCGTGGTGGTGTGCACATAATCAGACGTGCTGACCGTGTCGTCATCGACCAGGGTGTAGTTGGTCGATCCCGTGCTGCGCGACCACTGCACCGAAGCGTCGCTCGCCGCGCGGCAGGTCAGCACGCGGCTGTCGCCCAGCAGGGCGTTGTTCGCCGACCCCGCGGTATCGAGGATATAGAGATCGTCATAGCGATCCGACCCGTTTCCCGTGCCATAGAATCGCACGCGGCTGGCCTGCGCCGTCGTCCCCTGCTTGGTGTCGGCGCCCGTGATGTTGAGGACCTGCGTGCCATCGACGCGGACCTGCATGGACCCTGTCGAATCGTCGATCGTCGTCATCACCTCGATGTAGCACCAGGCGCTGGCGGTGATGACGGCGCTCGCCGTGGTGCCCAGCACCGCCGCCTGGTTGCCGCGGCAGGCCGACAGCGTGCCATCGGTGTTCAGCCGGATGCCGCATTGCTCGGTGGTGTTCGCCGCGTCGTATAGCGAAAAGATCGTCAGCGCCGATCCCGGCAGCGACCCGCGATAATAGGCGAAGCCGACGCCGACCGTGGCCTTGTTGCCGAAGCTCGGGCTGGTGACGGTCCAGGCGCCGCCCCAGCTGGACGACAGCGCCCGGCCACCGATGCGCCCCGTCGCCGCCGACATGGACCCGTTGCTGACCGCCCAGCCGCGCAGCACGGCATAGGCATGGGTCACCGCATCGAAGCCGTCGATATACAGCAGCGTCATGGGGGGCGCTCCGTCACGCGTTGCCGGCGGTGATCGTATAGGTCGCGATCGTCACCGGCTCGCCGGACACGATGGACGTGCTGGACAGCTTCATCGGCCCGGCGCCGCCGGTGTCGGTGCATTCGCCCTGCTCGTGGCAGGTGGTGCCGGTGCTGTCATAGATCCGGTAGTAGCCGGCGGTGCCGCTGGCATTCGCCGCGCTGTCCGACCAGGTGCCCGACTTCGCCTTGCTGCCCGACGATGCGGCGGCCAGCCAATCCGACGGCAGCGTCGCTTCCATCAGCAGCGTGCCCGACGCGGCGGTGGCGCAGTTGGCCGGCATCGACCCGCTGTAGATGCGCAGCAGCGGCGCGGTGCCGACCGTCGTCTCGAAAGCATCCAGCGCCGCATTGCGTGCGGCGACGGACCGTTGCACAGCCATGGCTCAGCTCCTCACAAGCAAAAGGGTTCCCGACACGTCGCCGAGCGTGGCATCGGCGGACGTGGCGGCGATCAGGTCGATGAAGTCGTCGATGGCGAAGGTCTGCGCGGCATTGCCGGTGGTCGCCAGCGCCGGCACGGTGCCAGCCGCCGCCCAGGTCAGCGTGCCGACCGCGCTGCCGTTGCGCCGGATCGACCACACCGTGCTGGCCGTCGCCGCCGTGTCGGCCACGAAGGAACAGCCTAGCATGTCCGGCAGCAGCACCAGCGCCTGGCCCTTCACCTGCCAGCGCATCAGGATCTCGGAATTGGACGGCACGCCGCGAATCCAGATCGGCGCGCGATAGGGTCCGTACTCGCCGATCTGCACCAGCCCGTTGGCCGTGCCGTCGGTGTAGAGATACAGCGACACGCCCGGCAGGATGGTGATCGAAGCCGACCCGCGCACCACGCTGACCGCCTTGGTGCTGGCGGCGTCCAGGCTGACGAACAGCGGCCGCTTGATCGCCGGCAGCGTGACGCTGCGGCCCGCGGTGCTGGCCCCGGTGATCGCGATGCGCGCCGCGGCGCGGACCTGCGCGGCGGTCGGCGTGGCATTGCCGGCTGACACGGACACCGCCAGCGTCTCGGTGATCGCCGCATCCAGCAGCGCCATGCCGCTGCTGTGCGTCACTTCCTTCTGGTTCTGCCCCGCCGTGATGTAGGGGATGGCGAGGTTGGGTGTCGCGCTCATACCGTCGCCTCCGCCGCGATGCCGCGACCCATGATGTTGCTCAACTGATACACGCGCACCGTCACCGCCGCCTGCACGCTGCCGAAGTCGTTGTATTGATCGACCGAGGAATAGGTCGCCGTGGCGCTGGTCAGGCCGGTAATGGTGCGCTCGACCGCCCCGCCGTTCATGATCTCGACCTCATAGGCCTCGGAAGCCTCGGACAACTTCACGGTGCCGGTGCCATCCAGCCATTCGCCGCCGACGCGCGTGCGGCGTGCCCAGGTGATCGTCAGGTTGTTCGACCCGTCGCGGCTGCCGGCGATGCGCGCAGGGGCATAGGGCTGTTCCGCCCGCCCGCGCGCGGCCTTGGTGACGGTGATGGCGGCGGTATCGATCGTCTCGTACAGCCCGACCGCGCGCAGGAAGCGCGTGGCGGCTGCCTCGGTGATGCCGGCGGCGAACTGGAATCGCCCGCCGTCCAGCACGATGAAGGCGTCACCGGCCCGGCGCGCCGCGATCTGATCCTCAGTGCCCCGCCGGCCGCGCAGCAGCCCGGTCAGGGTGTACCGGCCATCGGCACCCAGCGCCGCATCTCGCCACTGGATGATCTCGGCGTTGCCGTCGCTGCCGACCAGCGCGGCCATGTTGGCGCCGTTCAGCACCTCAAGCGCCGTCGCGCTGTCCAGGTCGCCATCCATCATGCTGACCACCAGCGAGGCCGCCTCATCCCAGATCCAGGGCGAGGCTGGCGCCGCCGCGGCCACATCGACCATGCCCCAGCCGACCGGGGCGGTGACGCCACCGATCTGCGTCCAGGCCGAATAGTCGGCGCTGCGGAACAGCGTGACCCCGCGCCAGCGCGCGCCGTCATAGGCGCAGGCGAAGGCGTATTCGCGCAGGCCGGTCTGGCCGAGGTCATCGTCGTCATCGACCAGGGCCAGGTTCGGGACGATCAGCCGCGTGTAGTACGGGACCGGCATGGTCGGCTCGATCCAGCCGGCGCCGCTGTCGGCCGTCGCCGTCAGGCCGTAGGCCGCGGCATCCTCCGTCACCAGGTCCAGCCGCGTGACCCAGTTGGCGCCGAGGTTGGCCGGCAGCACACGGCACCGGATCATCGCGCCGTCCCGCGTCTCGACGTTCACCACATCGGTCGGCACGAGGCGCAGGTGCCTCGGCAGCACCGCCAGGGTGAGTTTCGTTCGCTCGCGCCAGGTCGCGATGCACATCCGCCGCGCGACGGTCTTCGCTTCATCCGCGGTCAGCGGGATCGGCAGATCCATCGTCGCGCTGGCCGTGCCGCCCATGGTGCGGGTCGGGCTGGCGGGCCGGCGCCAGGTCTGCGCGTTCTGTTCCCAGCCGCGCTGGATATCCAGGTAGCGGACCGACACTTCCCGCGGGAGTTCGGCATCCTGCGCCCGCTGTTCCTCCAGCACCGAGGCCGAGGGATCTTCGCGCACGATATCGTCATAGGCGATCGTGGCATCCACCGCGCCGCCGCGCCTGCGGAACACCAGCACATCATCGACCTCGGCCGCGTCGGCCTGGACATAGGCCAGCAACGGCGTCATCGCGTCCCGCGCCGACATCGGCCGCGCCAGCACGTAGCCGCGCAGCGGCAGGTCGATATCCGACACGTTCATGTCGGCCGCGGCGAGACCCGCGCGCTCGCCCAGCGCCTCCACCACATCGGCGACCGACAGGTCCACCGCGCCCAGCCGGTTCAGCGCGATCCGCTTGATCTTGGGCACGTCGCCCGGTTCCTGGCTGATGAACACCGCATCGGACAGGCCATCGAAGGTCCAGTGCTGGTAGCCGCCGGAGATGGTGCCCGCCTGGTTGACCACCGACTGCCCGTTGCCCAGCGCCAGCAGCCCGAAGGCCGGCAGGCCATAGTTGACGCCGAGCATGCGCGACCGGCCCATCGCCGGGTTCGCGGCATTGCCCGTGGCGTTGATCGCCTCGCTCATCCAGACGAGGCTGCCGTCTCGCGCCAGCTTCAGGACGCGGTTCGTGGTGGCCTGCACCGTGACGACAAGCGTTTCGTCGCCCGCATCATAGTCCACGTTCTTGATGCGCATCTGCGACGCGCCGGCCTCCAGCGTCGAGGCCAGGATCGTCGCGACCAGCGTGAGCCTCATCCCCATGGTCGCGCCGCCGCCGAGATAGCCGGCGCCCGAGGACACCTCGAAGCGGTAGACATAGAGGTAGCCCTCCCCGCCGCCGGCATCGACCGAGGAATTGAGGAACCACAGATCGGTGCCGGTCAGCGGATCGCGCCGCCCCTCGCAGGCGCCGAATTCGCGGCCATTGCCGCCAAACTGATAGAGCACGTCCAATTCAGGATCGAGGTTCGTCTCGGTGCCCCAGACGAATTCCATCCAGTCGGTGTCGATGATCTTGAGCAGCGGCACCGCGGCGACGTGATGCGCGCTGAACATGAAGTTGCGCGGCTTTCCGGTCAGGCGCGGCACTTGCAGGTGCACGCGCAGGTCGGGCCCGTGGTGCTGCGCCGGGCCATCGGCGAAGGTGAAGACGCCGTTGCCGAACGAATGGACCGCGCGCAGCGCGTCGGGGTCGATCTTCAGCAGCACCGGGCACCAATTGTATGGCACCTCCGCGCCGCTGGCGTAGAGATAGCCATCCTGCCCCATCGTCAGCATGGCGGCGCCGAGCGAACCTGCCGCCGCGCTGAGGCCGAGCGGCTCGGCGATGTCGGACATCAGGGCCTCGGTGATCGGCGTCAGCGTCACCAGGTCCAGGACGCGAATGCCGTCCAGCACGTTCGATCCGGTCTCGCGCAGCCCCATGTAGATCCGGCCGCGCGCCCAATCGACCGCGACGCCGGCCTTGGCATCGCGGAAGCGCGGCACAGACCAGATCGAGGATGCCGGGGCGGTGCTGGTGATCTCGGGGAAGGTGCGCGCGGCATCGGCCACCAGTTCCACCGTGACATTCGGCATGCGGTTGCCGAAGCGGTCGAGCGGCACATCCTCGAACACCACATAGGCCATCCCGCGATGCGCGGGCGCGTGGCCGACGCCGAGCTTCGCTTCGATCAGCGCGTCGGGCAGTTGCGCCTCGCTGCCACCGTGGAAGCGCCAGACCAGGCCGGGGACCTGCGTCACCTCGGACCCGCCCGTGGTGTCATAGACCAGGATGGTGTCCATCCAGATCCGCAGCACCTCGGCATTGGACGGCGGCAGCAGCCATTCGCACAGGCCGACCGCCCAGGACTGGTAGTAGCTGTAGGTGACGGTCTTCGGGCCACCGCCGCCCTTGCCCTGGCGCCGCGTCGTCTCGCGTTCCTCGACCTCGGTCGCCCAGATGACGTTGCCGGCGATCTTGGCCTGGCCGGCGACGACGGCGACCGGCACACCATAGCCGCTGGTCTGCACCGAAAGGTCGGACAGCCTCGGGCCGTGCTGGTCGGGCTGCTTCGTCGGGAACAGCAGCGCGCCGGCCACGCCACCCAACGCCCAGCCGATCTGGGCGCCGAGCATCGGCATGCCCACGAACGAACCGGCGATCCCCCCAACGACAGCGCCGGCACCAGCGACCCCAAGCTGCGCCACTCGTCAGCCCTCCGTCACGCGGATCACGGCCAGCAGCGCGCGCTGGAACTCGGCATCGATCGGCTGCTCCACGACATGCTTGTGCGGCGCGTAGGCGTGCAGCACGCCGGGGCAGTGATAGGCGCGATGGCTGGTGGCGATGCCGACATGCCCGCCGAACAGCCCCATGCGGAAGATCAGCACGTCCCCCGGCCGCGCTTCCGGCACGCGCCGGCCATGCGCCAGCGCACCACGCAGAAGTGCCGCTTCCTGCGGCTGGCGGGCATAGGGTGCAGGGTCAGCGATCGACAGGCCGGCGCCCCCTGCGGCCAGGATCACCAGCCCGATGCAGTCCACCCCGCCCCGCGTGCGGCCGAGGTGCCGCCACGGCACGCCGAGCCAGCCGCGGGCGGATTCGATCAGGGCTTCGGGCGTCATCCGGCAGTGCCGATCATCGCCGGCGCGCCGGGCACGAAAGGCTCGCCGCGGAAGTTCAGGAAGTTGCCGAAGATCTTGCAGCGCGCGCTGGAATGGTCGCAGCCAGGCTGGATCCGCAGCACGTCCCCGGCCGCCGGCGTGAAGGGCGGCGGGGAGAACAGCGACAGCGTGGTGCTGCCCTGCACCCAGCCGATCACCTCCCGCGCCACGCCGGCATTCAGGCCCGTCTCCCAGATCGCGACGCCTCCGGCAAACCAGTCGGAGGTGTAGGTTTCGATGCCGTGCCCAGTCAGCACCAGCGTGACGGAATCGGTGACCGAGGCGATTTCCGCCGCGCGCGTCCAGGCGGTCCGCTTGGTCCACACCACCGTGCCATCCGCGACGGTGTCACCCGGCATGCCGGCGATCCAGCCGCCGGGGTCGGACCCGGCCGACACACCCGCCGTCGTGCATTCCCAGATCGCGCTGCCTTCGTCGCGGCTGTCGGCGATCGCGCCGCCCGACACGTTCAGCCGCACGAAGTCGCCGACCGCATAGAACGCTGCGTTCGCCCGCACGGCGGGACGCAGCGGCAGGCGGCAACGATGATCGCCGAGGTCGGCGCGGCATTCCGGCTGGTACAGCCCGCCGATCGTCGCCTGCAGCGGCTGCGCCAGGCCGCGGAGTTCGGCGCGGAAGGAGCCGTCATCGCGGGCGATCACCTCGCCCAGCCGACCGCGGCGCAACTTCAACTCGCCCTGCGTCAGGTCGGCCCAGTTCACCGCGAAGATGCGGACCTCGGCGTAATCCCACAGCCCGGCGCGCAGTTCGTCGGCGTCGATCGACGCGGCATCCAACAGGCCGAGCAGTTCCGTCTCATCCACCGCCAGTTCGGCGCCGGAGGCAATCGCCGACCGCTCATACCCCACGGCAGCCAGATAGGTTTCGCCGCCATAGACGATGTCCACGTTATGGTCGGTGAAGGTGAAGACGGCATCATCCATGCGCACCATGCGCCACAGCGTGGCGAGCGTCATGGCCTCGCCCTGGATGTGGGCAAGCAGCCCGGCCGAGATGGTCTTCATTCGCGGATCTCTATGACAGGCACGTCCGGCGCCTGGCCGATCTCAAAGGCGTCGAGATTGATCGGCAGGTTGTCGGTATCGAAGCGCGCCGGAACGTCGAACTCGCACGCGGCCTCGATCGTCTTGGCCGACAGCGCGGCGAGCGTGCTGCCCAGCGTGATGACGCCGGTCAGAAGATTGACTTGGAACTGCGTCGCGCCTGCGCCCAGCGCGCGCTCGACATTGTCCACCCAGCACCGGACAGTTCCGGAGACGGGCTTCGTGATGGTGCGGTTAGCCGAGTACGTCCCGTCGCTGTAGGTCTTAAAGATCTGCCACGTCGCATCGCTGCCATCGGTCGCGCCGATGGTCTGGCGCTCCATGGTGTAATCCGACCAATCCTTGAACCGGAACCCGTGCAACCGGCCGAGACGCAGGCGAAAGAACGCGATCAGTTCGGCGATGCCGGCGCCGTCTTTCAGACCGGTGCCCACGTTGAAGCGCAGGCGCGGCGATGACCAGTTGCCGTTGCGCTGCTCGTTGCCGCCAGCACTCTCAGCAATGGACGTGCTGGCTTCCGGCCCGCCCTGCGCCCCGACCGCGATCAGGTCAGGGAACCGCTTATCGTGGAACGCCATCGCTTAAGCATTCCTCGACGCGCGGGCGATGTCGCGCCGTGTCGCCATGGCGATCTGGCTGCGGCTGCGATTGAAGGAGCCGGGGTCCGCGGTTTGAATCGTCTGGTTGATCACGACAGGCCGCCCGCCACCACCGCTCACAGCCGCGCCGACCGCTGCCTGTTGGCGCTTGGTCAACACCCGCTCGCCATACTCCAGGATCGCCGGGAATTCGGAGCGGGAAAGCAAGCCCCCGCCGGTGTGGAAGCGTGGCGCAGCACGGAACAGCGCCGACGGAACGATGCGCTGCGGCACGTTGTCGTTGCCGACCACGCCGCCGCCGTGAAGGACCGCCGACTTGACGAACAGGTCGGCGCCAGCCGCCGCGAGGCTGCCGCCCCCTTCTGCTGCGAGCCCAGCACCGCCGCCCCCGAAGATGCTGCCAAGCAACCCGCCAAGGCCGCCGCCCATGCCGCCGCCCGCACCGCCTCCGCCGCCGAACGCCATGCTCGACAGTCGCCCCAGCGCATCCTCCAGCGGCTTCAGGATCAGCGCCCGCGTGCCGAGTTGCAGCAGCGCCTGCTCCATGCTCTTTAGCGTGTCCGTGACGCTTCGCCCCTGGAACGCGACAGCCTGGAACCCATCGACCAGCACGCCAGCGACCTCGCGACCGTAGCCCTCCATCTCCTTGAGCGTGCGCGCCTGCTCCTGGAGCCGGGCGATCTCGACCGCGTTCGCGATATAGGCCTGGCCGCCCGCCGTCTCGGACGTGCCTGCGGCGTCACGGTTGACGTAGGCCGTCGCGTTGATGCGAGCCAGCGCAAGCGCCTGGTCGCTCTGCGACATGCCGATGGTGGCGTTCTGCTGTCGCAGGAGTTCCACCTGCTGCTGCTGGTCTGGCAGCCGGGCCGCGATGGCGCGGCCGTTCTGCGCCGCGTTCAACCGGATGTACTTCTGCGTCAGGTCCGCGACGACGATCGCTTCCTGTTCGGTGCCGGCGATGTTCAGCCGGCGCGCTTCCTCAATGGCTCGGTTGCGCGCCTCGGTTTCCTGAGCCGCGGCGTTGCCCTGCATGTAGGCCTGGGCGAGCCGTTCCTCGGCCTCGATCTGGCGCTCGACGTTCGCAGTCAGGTCGCGATAGCCGGCGACGGATCGCTCAAGCACCGCGCGCCTTACCTCGGCCCGTTCCTCGGCGGTAGGGTCGCGGCCCTGAGAACGGGCGGCTTCCTCCAGCCCCTGCATGGCCTGGGCGAGTTCGCGCGCGTGGCCCTCGGTCGCGCCCGCGACACGGGCCGCATCGCGCTGGCCGCGGATGAACTGATCGATCGGCCGCTCGGTGCCGTTCAGGGCCGCATTGACGCCCTCGATGGCCTGCTGAAGCTCGCGGTATTCCTGCGACCCGGCAGGCGCCTGCCCAAGCGCGGACTGAAAACGCGCGCGCCGGGCCTCCAGCGTCTCGCGCTCGCCGACTTGCGTGCCGCGATTCCGCGCCTCGGCCAGCGCGGACTGGTAGGAACGCTGGTCCGCGGAGAGTTCCCGAACACCCGTTGCGGCGGCGTCGCTGCCGATGCCGCTCGGGCGCACTGGAGCCGGCGGCGCCGGAAGGCTAAGCGTGCGCGAATACTGCTCCGCCATCTGGCCTGTGCGGAACATCTGCTGGAGCGAGAAAGCGCCGCCATCCCCAGGCATCCCCGGGCGTGCGTAGGCTCGGCTCGCGATACGACCGGCCGCGTCAGCGGTCGGGGCCTGACGCAGTAGAGCGCCTGCCGCCTGTTCGCTGCCCTGAGTAAGTTCATGATGGATGAAGCGCCACTGACGCTGCGCTTCGCTCTCGCCGGGGACCGACGCAAACCGCGATAGCGCCTCCCGCCTCGAGCCGTTCCAGCCGAGGATGCCGATCCCGCGACCGCCGTCATGTGTCGCGGCCGGGTTGAAGCCAGATTCAGCGTCGACGCGGGCGACGATGCCGGAGGCCGCCGCGTGGCTCCACCCCTGCGAGCGGAGGAAGGCATAACCCTCGCCGGCCGCAGCCGCGTTGCCAGCGCCAGGAGTGGTGTTCGTCGCGCCGCCCTGCCGCTGTAGCGCCAACTCGCCAAGGCTGGCGCCGGAAGCCCCTGGCCCCCCGCCAAAGACGCCAGCCAGCGCGCCCAGGCCGCCGCTCACCGCCCTGTCGGCGTTCGTCTGCGACTGCGCCAGCCATTCCAGGAACGGCCGCCCAGCGTTGGTCAGCCCGTCCGTGATCCGGTTCCACAGGCTCTCGAAAGCCTTCTCGACGTTGCCCAGCGCCCGCTCCATGAGCGGCATGTCACGGGTCGCGCCGCCGAAGACGCCGTTGAGGCGGGCGAATACCTCTGCCGAGGCCTGGCCACGGTTCCCCGCCAGTTCCAGCAACTCGATGTGGCGCCGGAACCGCTCATCAAAGCCGCGGACGCCCTGCTCCGCGAGGTTGCGCGCTTCCTCGGCAGGGCGGTGGATGACCCGCGCGACCCGCTCCAGCGCCGACGACAGATCCTTGTCGAGCGTGCGCGACAGGTCGAGCGCAAGGGCGGTGTAGGCCTGAAGGTTCTCGCGATCCTCCGGCCGCACGACCTGCGCCAGCCGCCCCTGCGCGGTCCGCACGTCCGCGCTGGCAACGCCAGGCATGAGTTCGCTCTGCGACCGCGCGCTGCGTTCCAGCGTGCGCGCCATCGCCTCATAGTCGGAGGTGTAGCCGCGGAGTTGGTTGCGCAGCGTGGCCAGACGGCGCTCGGTGCCCTCGTAGGCGGCGAAGGTGGCGATCAGGCCACCAGCGACCGCCGCAATCCCAACCCGCATGGGCGTGAACAGGCCGGCGATGGCGCGAAAGGTGTTGCCCACGCCGCCCATGGCCTGCGTGACCTGGCCGCCCTGCTGCGTGAGCACCTGGAACGCGCTGGCCCCGCCGAGCAGCGAGGTCACCACGTCGTTGATCTGCGGGGCGAGCTGCTGCGCCTGACGCGCGGTGACGCCGAAGGCGTTGGCGGTCTGGTTCGCCGACGTGGTGACCGAGCGATACTGCTTCTCGATCGCCATCATCGTCTTGGCGTGCTGATCCTGCGTGATCAGCCCAAGGCGCAATGCGCGGTCGAGTTTCGCCTGTTCCTCCGTCATCTGGACGAAGGCGCGAGCCACCGCATCGTGCCGCTGGATAACGGTAGCCGCCCCGCGCGCGGCCTGCTCCATGCCGCGGGTGATCTTCTCCTGCCCGGCGACGACCTTCTCGCCAGACTGAACAATCTGCGCGTTCGCCTGCTGGACCTTCTGCGCGCCCGCGACATAGCCGGACGGGTCCAGCGACGACCGGATGATCGACAGCAGCTCGACGCCGGATGCACCGCTCATTCGTCGTCCTCGTCGTCGGGTTGCTTGCCACGCTGCGCCGCGTCGAAGGCCCGGCGCTCATGGTCGAGCGCCAGGATCGCTAGGATTTCATCGGGATGCAGCGGGAAGCGCATCGTCCGGCACCACGCCTCAACGTCCTGGTGCTGGATGGCCTGCGCGCCGCCCATGTCCGAATAACGCCGGGTTGCGTCGAGTTCCTGGAAGGCGCGCCATGCGGCGTCGGCGCCTGGAGGGCGGGGCGCTTGGTGAAGCGCCTGCGACGCCCGGCCAGTCTGGCGCTCGGCAGACGCGTAATGCTGCCGGCGCGTGCTGCCCGACTTCAGCTTTCCGTCGAGCCAGAATTCGTGTCGGGCGTGGGCGCGGAGGGCGTCGAGCCATCCAAAGGGAAGAAGTGCCGCGTCGTGTTCAGGAAGGCCATGGTCGCATTGCGCAGCCACCGCAGGCCCGTCGCATTGTAGGCGCCGACCGCGAGGTCATAGGTGCA